CTGCAAAGATTACATCGGCAACTGACTCGGCTAATCTTCTATTAAGAGCAACGTTTCTTTCGATTTGCTCGTTGAGTTTTGCTTCCATTTCATCAAGTTTATCTACCATGCTCTCGATTACATCATATCTATCTTCAGGGATTGTTACATAATGATCTTCAAAAAGACTCTTCATTCCTGCAAGGAATGATTCGGTCATTTCAGTCTTAAGACCGTGCTCGATAGCGAGAGCGTTCTCTTGGATCCACTCATCGGCAACATACTCAAGGTATGCATCGAGTCTATCGGTCAGTGACTCTTTAATAGTCTGAACCTCTTCTACAAGAGTTGCTTCATAAGCTTCTTGCAGACTTTCTTTGATTTCAGAAACTTTTGTCTTGATAGCAGTTTCAAAGATGGTACGTGCTTTCTCTTGGAACTCCTCAGAAAGCTCTTCGCCAGCAATCAGAGCATTGATATCCTCTTCGATATCAAACTCTTCTTCAACAACTGCTTCCTCTTCACCTTCCTCATGCTCCTCTTCTGCACCTTCATCTTCAACATCTGCCTCTTCGACATCTTCTGATTCTGAAACTACCTCTTGATCTTCGTCAACTTCAACTTCCTCTTCACGGACAGCTTTAGCGTTGACAATATCTCTAACTTGCTTGAGGGTTTCGCCAGGAGTCTTCAGTTTTGCTGAATCGTCATCTGGACGATAGTTATCGGGAGTAGGACCACCAAGATCCTCATAAGGAGCACCTCCAACCATTGGGTCAGCAGGTGCGGCTCCTTTGGTTACTACGTTTTCCATTTCTTGTAAATTGCTACCAACGGACATTTGTTTGTTTTGATTGTTATAATCTATATTTATTTATAAATTAAAGATTTGAAAGAAATTCGTTGAATAAATTCAACTTATGCTCTTCAAGTCTTTTTTGATCAACAAGGGTGTTGATTCTTTTTTGAGTAGTTTGTGCAAGTTGTTCACGAAGAATACCACCTTCCCAAATCCACTCTTTACCTTCCATAATTCCTTGAACAAAAGCATCAGGAGCAGAAGGATCTGCAACGATGTCAGCGGCAGTTGCTAGCATAAAATCATCGCCAACTACCTTATGACCTTCGTTAGTCATTCTGAGTGAACCAACACCACGAGAAGAAACTCCAAGGCAAACACCCTCCTTAATTAAAGAAGATGCAATTTTACCCATAGGAGTTTCAAGAAGTTGTGCCTTACCCATGAAATTATTTCCATCACGGGTAAGTTCGCAAATTTTATGAGAAACTCTGTCTAGGTTGATTGTTGGTCCATCTGGGTGACCAAGTTCTCCAAGAGCACGACCCTTTTGAATGAAACTTTCATTATAACGATTTACCTCACGCTCCATGATGGACATGGGATACATTCTTCCGTTACGATTTACACACTCACTTTGGAGAAATACTCCAGTAATATAATGCTTTTGTTCTGGTCCTTTTCCTTCGGTGATAAACTTTACCTTTTGGACTTCTTCTGTGATAAGTTTCATTTTCTTAGTTTGTAAAACCTACTTTTGTTCCTTTTACCAAAGCACTGTCGGCAAAAACACAGTGACTTGCCGTTTTAACAATTTGTTCAACTGACCCAGCTGGCATGGTCATCGATCCAACTCCAGTTCCACCCTGAGTTTCAACAATTGTTACAATATGTTTTGCAGTGTCTGTATTCACCAAACGAACAACGGTTGCAGCACCAAAACTTGTAGCAGCACCTGTTGTTGTTGGTAAATTTATCTCATCCGCTAAAATTTTTGTAGTCATTCTTCCTCTTCTTGAGTTTCAGTGCCAGATTCTCCATTGAACATCATATCAGCAACATAAGGTCTTGCTACTTCAATTCTTTCTGCAGATTTTGCGTATAAAATTGATTTAATTTTATCGCTGATGTCTGAAGGAGATGCATCTGTAGCAATCAAATCGATAACTTCTTCCATAAAAATAAGATATTAAGTATAACTTTATTTATATTTCAGCTTTCTTAGCATCTTTTTGAAGTTGAGCATCAGTTACTGCGCCTTGGGTATCCAAGTTTGGTTCAGCAGGAACTTCTCCCATACCCATTGCATCTTGTCCCATTCCCGCCATACCAGATCCTTCTGCTGGAGCTTGCTCCATACCAGGTTGTGGCAATGGTTGACCAGTAATTGGATCAATCGTTGAAGGATCGGGAAGAATTCCAGTTCTAATTTCTTCTTCGATTTGCTGATCAATTTCTACCATTTCCCCATCCGTCTGACGAAGAATCTTTGTACGAACATATTGGACAGAATAATATTTTCCAATATATGGTTCAATAGTTGCCAGTGTTCCTAGACGACCATTAATTAATTCGGTTTCTTTTAATTCGGCAAACTGATTATCATACAAGAAATCATATTGAATATGATCCTTCATTCTTTCCCAGTCTTCTGGAGTTACAATATTTTTAAGAATTAATTGAGTCTTTAAAATATCATTAAAAATTCCAGCAAATCTTTTTCTAAGACGACCAACAAATTTTGAGAATTTAAGTTCATCTCTCAAAATCTCCGAAGATCTTCCTAAATTAAATCCTGTGTCTCCAGTAATTCTAGACTCAGGGACGTTGAGTGCTCTGTAAAGTTTTTTCTGGAAATACTCGATATCAGATAGTTCGCCAAGATTTTGTCCGCCAGGTAGTGTGGTGATTTCAGTTCCTCTACCACCCTCTCTTCTTGGAAGCCAAAAGTCTTCCATCATACTCATAAATTTGCGATCATCACGAATTTCTCCTGTGTTCGCATCATAAGCAAGTTTATTTCTATAGCGGGACATTACCTCTTTAAGGTACTGTTCTGCTTTTACTTTTGGAAGATTGCCAACATCAATATAGAAAATACGACGTTCTGGTGCTCTTGAGAGTCTATAGATAACCAGAGAATCTTCAATCATACGAAGTTGATTAAGTGCTTTAATCGCTTTGTGCATATACGAAAGAACTGTGTTCTTATTTCTATCAACAAGACCAGAGTTACAATATGCAATTGAATCTTTAGCAATCTTTACGCTTTTTCCTGCTGAAGCTCCAGAAACCATTCCTGTAGGATAATTTGGTTGTGGAGTATATACAAAATACTCTTCAATTTCTGGTTGTTGATATTGACTTATTGGATTTTCATTATTAATTCTTGCAAGATTAACCAAATTTCTTCTATCTTGCTTCTTTTCTTGACGAACATATTTAATTTTCATAGGATCGATATATCTCAAATCCTGAATACCTTCTTGAGGATTTTTAATATCGATTACTTTTAAATAATAAATTCTACCATCAATATACCAATTTCTAAACAGTTCATGGCACTTTTTATCAAAGTCCATGGTCTCTTTGATATATTTAAATTCTTCTCTAATTACTTTTTTAAGTTTATCGCTTACATCCAAATTTGATAACTCAATCTCCACAGGAGAATCATAAAGATCACTAACAATTGCTTCATTTACAATATCCTCAACCGCAGCATCACACTCTGGGTGGAGTGACATTTCACGATATCTTCTAATAAGATCAAATTCTGTTTTAAAAGTCCCCTCAATATCGACATATTGACCATAAAATCCACTTTGAATATAATATTCAACCCCGTCCTCATTATTAGCGGGGACGGGGGATACTACTGAGGGGGATTTATTAGAACCATCATCAATTGAAAAACCAAAAAGTTTGGCCATAGTATAATTTTAATCTGTATTATCTACTATTTAGTTAATGTCCTCACCGCCAGCTTTCGCTGAGGTTCCTCTTACTGCTTCCCACCACTGAACTTGAAGTTCAACTTGGAAGTCTTGAATTCCAGTTGCATCATAAGAAAGTTCAATTGCAGTTACTTGAGTTGGGAATACATCATAGAAATGATAGGTTCTAAGAACAGAACCATCACGATCAAGTTGATAAACAAAAGCATCTGCTTGATAAGCGGCAGGATCAGTAGTACCAGTGTTATCAGAAACTCTATTAATCGTATTCATCCACTTTTCAAAAGCGGAACGAATTGAGAAATCAGTGTCGTTGATAACGGTAACAGTCCAACTATCAAACGAACGATCTCCTGCAATTTTTAAAGTTCTTCCACGGAAAGGAACTTCAATAGGAGCAACGTTTGAAGCAGGCATATTTGCTGCTTTTACTAAGAATCTTGCTTTTTCAAGAATGTCATTTAAACCATCAACTTGAACTTGAGATGGAAAAGCAAGCTCAACTTCAAACAGATTAGCACGAGCGCCACCGCCAGTCAGCTTGCTCTTGAAGTCAGTAATCTTTCTTAGTGGGGGTGGATTTAGTTGATTTCTAGTTGCCATAGTTTTAAACCTCTAAGTAGCCTCTGAATAAATTAGACGTTTCCGATTACTTCTTCAAAGCTGACACCAGTTCTGGTGGCAATGAAGGTTAGACCGATAAAGTTAATCGATCTTGCTGGTTTGATGTAGATATCAGCAACAAATTCATTGGCGTCAATGACTGCTGCAGTATTATTTGTTTCATCACAAATAACAACATAATCAAAGATACCTCTCTTAGATTGAACGTCACGGAGGAATGGTTCAATGATATTTACAAAGTTTGCTCTCGTGATTGTATCGTTGAATTCGAAGAGTTGATCTCTTGCTGCTGCCGAAATGGCATCTTCAAGATAGATAAAAAGTCTTCTAACGTTGATTCTATCAAAAGCGGAAGATTTGGCAAATCCAGTTTTATCTCCAAAGAGAACAATTCCAGCACCTGGAGCAACGACAACTGGGTTGATTCTATTCGAATACAACTTATCTCTTTGTGTTTTACTTGGATTGTATGCCAGTTTTACTGCATTGAGAATTGTTCCTCTTGAAGTTCCAGCTGGTGAGAACCAAGGGAACTGATTGATGTCATTTCTGGCACAAGTACCAGCAATATCACCATTCAGAGGTACATATCTGAAAGTGTTGTTGAATCTGTCATACATGTACTTATAACCACTGTCAAATACTCCATAAGTGGTTGAAGTAACAGGACCATAGAAGCTAATTACGTTGTCTGTAATATCGCTATCACTATTGACAGTTACTGAACCAGCAGTTCCGTCGTTCAGGAATGCAAGTCTATATGGAGAAATAAATGCGAGAGCATCTTTTCTTGCTTCTGCAACTGCAATACACTTATTAGCAAGTGCTTGAGCATTCTCTTTTGCGTAGTTTGCCGAACCCATCAAGATGAAGTCAACAGCGTAACGTTCTGCATTTTCAAAAGCAGTATATCCACTCACAATATCAGATAAACCACAAGTAAGAGCACCAGAAGTTGTTAAATCTGTGCCTCCATCATAGTTTTTACCGCCGGCAAAAGTTAAAACAGTGTTTCCTGTTGCTCCAAAGACGATATCTTGAGCATCCTGATCCCAACCACTATCAGTTGAAAGGGAGAAGGTAGTGTCGCTTGCGCTACTAAATCCAGTTGTTACAATACCTGCTGGTTGTGAACCACCAAAGATATACTCGGATGTGTTGAATAGATACTTTCTCCAATAAGAAGGGCTTCCTACAGAAAACTCAGCGTCTTTTGCTTTTGAAATGTTTTGCCACTTTTCAAGGATTGTTCCAGCGTTTCCTGAAATAGTTCCAGCATCATCAATAACCACAATATGCATCTCATCAAATCTACCACCTCTTGCTGCAGCATAAGCAGAAGTTGCTGGTCTATCTGCCAAATTACTCCAGATAAGAGAACCAGAAGTTAATGTAATTGACTGCTGTTCAAACCAATCTTGTCTTGCAGTATAAGATCTTGTGGCAAACGATGTTGATGAACCAGTGGTGTGAATTGCAACGTTACCTGTTGATGATAAAGCATAAACACCAGTTGGTTGATAATCAACTGCAGTCGCAGTGCCACCCGCAGAAACGTGAGTAGTAATCTTTACACTTACAGATCCTGAACCAACTTCAGTAATAACACCCTTTAGATATCCATCGAGAACAGAAGTTGTCCCTGCACCAGGTAAAGTAGACGAAATTGCTTGAGTAAATCCATAACCAACAGTAACACCAGTTGTGCTGATGCCGTTAAGAATTTGGTCTGCCTTTGCATCAATAATTGCAACTTTAATTCCGTTTGCCCAAGAACCTGGGTTTCTTGCTAAGGTTACAACATTAGTAATTGTGTTTTCATCATATCCAAGTTGGACATAATGGTCTTCACTTTTGACTTTAATATCTGATGCTGTTCCAGAAAAAGCGTTCTTTAAACTTGTATCATCTGCTCTTGAAACGAGCATCTGCCCACCATATGCTAGATATGATGATGCAACCATCCAATGCTCGTAGTGCTTGTCAGTATTGTATGGTTGACCAAACGTGTTGAGTAAATCGTTCTCACTTTGAATAACAACTGGTAAGTCTACGGGACCTTTTGCGAAGGGTGCTACTTGAGCAGCGGTGCTATCAGTCGCTGCGTCCACTCTACCAATAGTTAAGTCAACTTCTCTAACTACAATCCCAGGAGATGCTAAATTGAGCGGCATCTTTGTTCTCCTACAAGTCCAAAAAATATTCTAAAAATATTTATCAAAAAGGGTATTTTAAATGGGGAAACTGTGCGTGAACTGTTTACCAGTCAGGATATTCCCACTTATCTGTTTGTTTCTTTTTATTTTGTTCTCTAGACCTCAGAATTCTTGTTTTAGTACATTCTTTACACTCATAAGAATATGCTGAGGAATATACTTTTCTATCTTTACGAGTCAAATAAAAGTCATTCATTAAATTTTTAATTTTCCCACATATTCTACATTTCCTATCAAAAAATAATATATGTTCTAACTCTAGTTGGTCATCAATGTCCATTACATGTAGTCCCACATATAAGAACGATCACCGTATTCGTCAACATACCATCTATCTCCGTCGTTGTCTACAAAACTTGTCATTTCACTAATACCATCAGATATAAATCCAAACGGTGCCATATCTTGTTCTATCTGATTCTTTTGTTCTTCATAGATTCTTTTACGAACATCATTATCCGTCATCTCTTTGAAGTAGTCTTGAGCAACTAACCAAGAAAAAATTACAAGACACATTGCCAAATCATCGTTACACCCTTCTTCTGCTTCAAAAGAATTATGTCGCTGAGCAAAAGTTGTAAGTTCCGAAATAATATCATAATCAACTGTAAGTAACTTATCATCTTCCAATAAAGTCTTCAAATTGGAACAACCAAGTTTTTTAACAGCAGCAGTCATTCTCACACCAAGTTGAGATTTTTTACCACTAAATCCAGATCCAACCAGTTGACCAGCACGACCTCTCATTGCACACATTAAAACGTTATCATATTCCAAGTCAAAGTGAAGAATATTTGCAACTTGATCACCAATATCATTGACTTCAACTAGTAACCACGAATTATTATATCCTCTTGCCACTTCATTAATAATGCTTGGAAATAACATTGGTTTAATTTCATTATTTCTATATTTTGCAACAACTTTATATGGAAAGTTAGTTATATCAAAAACAATAAACGCAGAGTAATCGTTACCTAAACCACGAGCAACGTCCACAGTCATCAGATAATTATGTTCTTCTTGTGGATGTTCGTAAATATCCAATCCAGCATTTCTTTTGATGGGATCTTCATAGACAAGATTTCTAAGTTTTGCTGGATTAATAAGTGTATTAACAGATCCTAAAAATTCACATTCAAACTCAACTTTGAACTGTTGTTCTGAAGTGTTAGCAATCGTCTGCTCCTTCCAGGCAGCGTCCCTGCCAGGTACTTCTGACCAATGAACATCTGTGGGCACATATTCGTTCTTGCCCCTCTCAGCGTCGTGCCACATACGGTAGAAGTGGTTCATACCACGTGGCGTAGATACGATAATTACCTTCGTGCTCTGTCCAGAAGAAATAGTAGGATAAACAGAGGCAAAGAAGTCATCAGCAATGTGATTCGGGATGAAAGCGAACTCGTCAAGAAAGATGACATTATAGGATCCGCCTCGGACAGCAGATGAAGAAGTAGAGTTAGATGAAATTTTGGAGCCATTTTCTAATTCTAGACTACCTTTGTTCCAGGATATGATACCCTGCTGCATCCACTTTGGTAAATTTTCATAAGCAAGTTGTAATCTTCCAAGCAGATCTCTAGCAGTGGATGCTTTATTTGCTAGAATAGCTATATTAACATTGTCGTTGAATACTGCATAATGTAACAAATATGAAACACAAGTTGTTGACTTACCCGTCTGACGGGGCATCTTGCAGATATTAAAACGATTTTTATGGAAATTATCAATTAACTTCTCTTGGAATGGATACATTTCAAAAGGAACTAGACCGTGATCCAGAGAAACAATTTTAATATAATTTCTAGCAAAATATACTGGATCTTCTTTACACTTTAAGAACTCAATGATCTGTTCTTCTGTAAATTCAATTTGTGTATTTGCTTTTTTTAAATTTGGATTGCCAAGATATACTTCACTCATAATATTAGTAAATCTCCCTCCATTGCAATGAACAAGCAATATTTGCCTGAGCGTTCCCTTGATTAGTTATTGTTCTTGCAATAATAGCATAAATTTCAGAATCATTTGAATCAATATTTTGACGAATTACATTTTTCTTTGCTTGAGTGATATTTCCAAGTGTTACTGGAGATAAAGAGTTTTGAGATGCTCCAGAAGGAACAAATCCTGCAGCAAATTCATCTCCATCATTGTAAACAGTTGCATTAATACAATATTCTACTCCACTATTATCACCAGCAGAGGTCCAAATAGTTCCTTGTCCTAAAGTCGTTAAACCAATATATGCATTTCCCGGTAACTTTACGATTCTAAAAGAAATACTATTTGTTTCCGCATAAATGGAAAGGTTATTTAATCTTGCACTCATTCTGTTTGGCAACCCACCAAATGTGTTTTTGAGACGTAGTGCCATCACTGGAAATTCAGTTCCTGCTGGTGTTGGACTAGTTCTTGTAGTAACCATACTATGGGAAAAATCAAGTCCAGATTCAGAATATCCACCTTCACTTGCAACAGTTGCACAAATTTGATCCATTGATGCACCAACACCAACACCAGTATTTCTAACTTCACAACGAACTGGAAGATTGGGGTTCGCAATGTAAACTTTATCTAAATTATTAGAATGTAAAAATTCATGTGCAACAATTAATTTACCATCATGTGCAAACCCACAACGAACTCTACCCACACCTAACCATTGAAAATCAATAAATGAAAGTTGAGTCTTTGTAAAATCAATGTTAAATCCAGACGTTCCAGTTCCATCACACTTATCTTTATTCCATTGAGATTGTGGAATTCTCGTTTCAGTTGCAATTCCACTTGTATAAGTTCTAATAACCCAATTATGTGTTCCTATACCAACATCAACTCCATTGGATGTGCTTAATCCAACTTGTTCGAGATAAATTCCATCCCTATCATCAAAGTAACCAGTTCTTTTGGTTGCATTTTGTTGAGGTGCATAAAAATTAAAAGAACTAAAAATTAATTGGGATTTTCCTGGTTGATAGTGATGATATGCCCTGGTTTGGTGAACAGAATATGCAGTAGTTCCAATTCCTGTAACTAATCTTGCACAAGCTTTATTTGCCTGAAATGTAACTGTTGAACCAGCACCAGAGTTAGAATCTAAGAAATCAACATTAAGTCCATATATGTGCTTATAATCCCCAAGAGTAAATGGTTCTGAAATTCTTTGCCGTCCAAATGCATCTACCGACGTTGTATCTGGGTTAATCGTTACAACAGTTTCTGATGAAATTCCAACAGTTCCAGTAACTGGAAATGGATTGTCGAGTGTAACTACCTCGCCATTTTTATTGGCGATCATTGGCACTTCAAAAAGAGTTCTCTCTTGATTTAAAAAATCTTGAGTATTTTTATTAAATTGTGCCATTCATCACTCACTCCAAGACAATCTTTCTGGTTGATATCTCTGTACGTTTTTAATTTTTGAAGTATTTATTTGTCCAGGATAAATGTTATGAACAATTGCTCCAGGATATTCTCCTTGAATTTGCTCTGCTAATTGATTTTTAGAAAGCATCTTGCCTTCTACTTCTAAACGATATAGCTTTCCTTCCCACATAACATCGGCAAAGAAAGATTCTTGTGCCTGTTCCTGTTCCTGTTGAGAAGAACCTACATTTAAAGTTCCGTTAAAGTCACCATTAATAGTGATGCTTTCTGATAGAAATTGTTGAAAGGATTTCATTTTAGTTACAGTTCCAACGACGTAGGGCTTTATTAATTCTAGAATCTGGATCTCTTGCAGTTTTTGCAGAAGTAAGTTTTGACTTCATACCTTTCATACGACGGCAGAAGTTGGCACGACGCTTTGCTCTTTTACCCTTTGGTTTCTTTTCGGTTACAGCAGTTTGAAGTTTTGAACCTGGATTTTCACGACGATAAGCATCTACTGCCTTCTGACTTAAACCATCGGTCTTGTCTTGACGATTAACTTTTTGCCAGTCTTCGATAACATCTCCTTTTGGTTCATAGGAGTTCATTTGAGGAACTCTCTTATCTCCCCCAATTGGAGTGGTTTTTCTAGCTTTGTCTAGTGCGTCATTTACTGGTTTTTCTCCAAGTTTTTTAACAAGATAGGGAAGTGCTGCGGCTCCTGCTGCTAGAGCAACTTTACCCCAAAGTTCGTCAAGTTGCTGAGAATCTTCCTGCAACTCTTGTTTTAACTCTTCCCTCCAATTGGAAAACTGTTCCTTTTTAACACAACGATTATATGTTTTCCCAAATAGTTTTTGAGTTCCTTTTTTCTCATAACCTGGCCAACATTTTTTTGCTGCCTCTTCAACATTATGTTCACCACTTTCAACATAATCTGCAGCAGTATCAATATAATCTGCTGCTTTGGTAATTTTAGATTGAACCCAAGCTTCAATACTACCTTCACCTTTCATTTTTTTCTTCAATCTTTTTGCTGCAGAAATTATAGTAGAAAGTTCGGAGCGAGCCATTGAATACTCGTGATCCTTTTCTTCGTTTGCAGGATGTGGTCTAGTTGAATTGTATTTAATTTGATTTGCAGTTAACATTGGTGGAGAAGAAACTATTTCTGGTCCCGAATATGGCATAGTTATTTTATAATCTTTTTTATTCGTAATTATTTCTGCAGGTAAAGAATACATATCCCAATATTTTGGTCCATATCTACACTCACTTCTTAATTCAAGTTTTTCACACTTTGGGCAATATCTATCAGGTCTTTCACGAATTGGAGTATTCCAGTCATAATTTAAAGCGGTTGTGGTTTCTTCTGTTTTGGTTCCCCAGTTATCAGCACCAACTTTACGACATTTAACCAATGCTCCAGAAGCATAAGCACTTGGCCAAACATCATATCTTGCCTTAACCTTATGGTAGCAGGCATCTTTTGTCCCACTACCTTTTCCAGGTTTATCTTTCTTTGCTTCGTTCAGTTCCATTTGTTCCTTAATACCTGGTTCTGCCTTTATGTAATTTGGATCCTTTTTACCTTTTGCAAAAGTTGCAACATTGGTTGGACTTGCTGCACCAGATTTTGCTTGTTGACTCTTATCTTTTTGTCTTTTGCGGCGAACTGCTGAGCGAATCAGTGCCTCTCCCTTTTTTCCTTTTTTCTTTAACGCTTTTAATCTTCCACTACTAAAACATTTTGGTGTTTTAGTCTCACCGGGTTCATTTGCACAAGGTGAACCATCTGCTTGAACCCAACCAGGTTTTCCACCTTTTGATTTTGAACCTTTGAACCAATGATGGAGAGTGCCTTCACTGAAGGGAGATTTAGATTGAGTCTCTTGTCCCCTTGACCTTTTTTTGCGAGCAGCACAATGGGCTTTTTGTGAAAATCCTTTTGGATTGTCACAGTCTATTGATTTCTTATAATCTTTAGACCAACTCATCTATACAAAAACCTACTCTTTATTATTTAGAAAACCTTGTTTGAGTAGTTTTGAAAGTTCTGAAGTTGACCCAACAAAGACAGCGTTATTAGTTACATTATTTGTTGTTTTGACTGTATCTTCTTCTACGTCTTTTAATTTTTTTTGAAGATCAATAAGTTTGTCTGTCACATCACCAACAGATTTTATAAGTTGACCAGCAACTTCATACGCTCTTGGACTTGCACTTTCCCCAGCAAGTTCCATAATTCCATTGATTGCTTCTTGTCCTTTTTCAATTAAAGAATAAAGATTTGCTCTTGTATATTCATAATCTTTTTTAATATCATTTCCTGTAGGAAAAACTTCAATACTATTATTTTTTTCAACCTGAACTATCTCACTTTCGACATTTAATGCTTTATCAATACTACTATAATCAGACATAAAACTACCTATCAGAAATCAATTTTGCGTGTTGGGCTGTACTCTTTAGAATCTCCTAGATACGTCCAACTTTCGTTGAATCCGAAATCGTCATCTGCTTCAACTAATTGGTCATCTGCTGGCGTTAATTTATCAATGTTGGTATTTACTAAATGTTCTGCTGCAGATGTATTTTCATAACCACGTTCAACATATAGTTGAGTTGCATTTGGTTTATCTTTTACATACATTATTTCGTTATCAATTATTATTCTATCGCCAATACTAAAGTCTGCGCTACTAACAACAGGTATTAAAACGTCGCCCGTTGAAATAGTATCTGTTAGAGTAGAAGTATTATCATTATTATAGTCTTTTTTAGCTCTTGGGGTGGCAATATATCTCATCTCACGTCTAGATGTATTTACAGTATCACCAGTATAAGTATCGACTTGAACTTTTTTGATAAGACCTTCTGAACTGTCTGCAATAGGTCCAAATAGATATGTTTTTGCTGTAAATCTTAAAGTATAAATTAAAACTCTTCTTGTTGAAAAATCACCTTCATAGTCATCTTGGAAATTGATACTTTCTAAAACAATCGGAATATCTCTTTTTTCTCCAATGGATTCTACAAGATTGATGGTGATGTTAAATGCTGGTTGGAAATATGGTAGAATTTGCTCAATAATTTGCAATCCATCATCGTTCAATTTTACCATAATGTTCAAATCAAATCCAATATTATATGGAACTGGCAAATAAACTTTTTTTAAATTTGATCCAGAAGATGCTTTAAAAGTTTGTGTTAAACTTGCCTTTCTTGTTGGGTCGTATTGTATCGATGTCATTTCAAATGACATCCTTGGTAAAGTTATTTGTACAGGTTTATTTAAATCTGCTTGCTGCCTAATTCTTGCTAGAAATTTCTGAATTGGACCATAAGCAAGAGGAACTCTTAAATCACTAATGACGGTACTATCATCAGAGTCTTGATGTTTTATGTTT